CTTCCACAAGGCGGTGTTAACTGTATTGACTCCCTTGCCTGTCTTTTCAGAGATAACCTTTGGTGAGATTATGCCGTTCTCGATACACCACTTCGTCGCTTGCATGATGGACATGGCTTTGAAGTCAGGCATCAAAGGTGCGGGTTGGTGGGCTTGAGCAAGGCTCTGTTTTACTTCTGCTAATACTGCGTTTACTTCAGGTTTCATAACTACTCCTTTAGTTTAAGGTTGTGGACTTTGTGTCGGAGTGACACTTTGTCCTATCTAAATAGCCATATAACTAATACGATTGGGAGGGATATGGCACACCCTACCCAAAAGAAAAACATAAACAGGTCAGAGAACCACTCAAGAGCATGGCGGAGGTCAGACTTATGCCTTTCTATTGCACAAGCATAGGTTGCACCTTTGAAGGCTTCATCTACGCTACGAAAGGTTCTGCCTGCCACATGATGTGGGTCAGCCACGCTACGATAGGTTCGCATATCGATACCCTCGAGTTTCTCAACTACAATCTTCGGTTTTCTTGATGGCATTTTTTAGTTCCTTTAAGTCGTTAATCATTACATCTAGGTGGTGTATTACATTGAAAACAATCAAACCATGATGGGTCTTGTTCACACCACGAACCCGAGTCAAAGCCAACGCTTTAACCATTGCTTTAGCATTGGATATCATCTCGTCTAACTTCTTCTCGTCGGTCATGTTGTTCCCTGTAATGCGGTTAGTTTGGCTTTCATAATTGCAAGCGTAGCCTCACCCTCTATAAACTCCACAAGTCCCTCGGCTGTTGTTATTTCACCACGACCTTCTTCCAAGGCATTTTGTAGAATCTTGATGCGGTCAAGCAACTCGCTAATCCGTTGCCCTTTGTAATACTCGGTCATGGTTTTGCCCTTATCTTGCCCATGGTGTCCATGGCGTTGTTATAGGATTCTTGCCATGAGTCCGCACGCTTGTTTGCTTGGGCAAGTTTGGTTTTGAGGATTTGAATTTCTTCGTTGAGTATGCGGTTTTGGTCACGCAACATACGCTCTCGGTCTTCCTTATCCTCGATGTCATAGGCTTTCATGCGGTCTTCGGTTGTAAAAGTAGTCATTTAATCTCCGTTGGTTGGGACTTAGTGTCACTCCGACACTTTGCCCGATATGAGCCGAAAACAATTCCCGACTCACAAATACAGTTTAACACACTCGGTGGGATTTGTCAAGGATATGTCCTATTTATTTTGCAATGTTCTAAAAAAGAGGGGTATTGTTCCATAATGTTCTATTGGGTTGGAACATTAGAAAACCATGCTGGTATTGGGTTTGCGGTTAGTTTAGTATAAATGTTCTATTGTTCTATATAGATTAAGAAGGGAACGAGAGTGTTGAGCCTGCACTATCTGAGGGGGGTCTTGCTATCCTAGTAAAATTATTTTCCGATGTTATTTTTTTGGAACAAATGGAACAAATGGAACAAAGCGTGTAAGTCCTTGATTCTAAACACTTTGTTTTGTTCCGTTGCACAGAACATTAGCAGAACAATACTAGGGTTTCCCCTAGTTTACCGAGTGGGCAAAATCGATTATGCTCTGTGACAGAGCATAACCAAAAAACGAAGTGGACAAAGTGTCATGCCGACACAATGTCCCATGTGGCTAGTGCGTCGCTTACAACCAGTTCCCTTCATTTTTAGAAATAAAAAAAAGCCCAGCCAGAGCTGGGCAAAATTACTACCATTGGAGCTACTAAATATATTTTGCTATATCGATAAAAATGCAACGGGTTTTCTTAGCGTACCTGATTTCAAGATTAGTAAACCCAGCCAGAGCTAAATCTTTAAACTGCGCCCTGTTTATATATCTTCCATCAAGCCCATTAAAATAATCCACAATTCTAAAATCTTTATTAGCTTTTAGATCATCATATAAAGCCGACTGGCTTTTATAATCCCTGCCGTATGCTGGGATAAGTATTAGTGATTTCATAGTTTTTTATTGGGCTGGTTTCCCAGCCCATCCCTTTTAGATTTCAGCATCTTCTGGCTGGAACTGCTCAAGCGTATGTAAAGCATCCTGTAAAAGCGACTCATCCAAACAATTTTTAGTAGCTTGGATAACTTCCTTTTGCAGTTCTTTAATTTCAGCCATGCGATCCTTAAGGGCATCACTGTTTTTTAACTTAATTGCTTTTGCTAGCTTGCTGGCTTTTTTAAGGTTTTCTTCTGTACCCTTAGCAGTAAGCATAGCTATTTCATTCTGTAATTCTGAAATTGGTTTAGCTTTTAGCTCATCCATAGCTTGCTGGGCTTTGCTACGCTGATCAGCTTTTTTCTGCCCTGTAGTTGAGGGGCTGGCTGGCTTTACTAAAGCATAATTTTCTTCCAGCCGACGGGTAAATCTCTTCCACATCCCCTTAACTGTATCAGTTTCGAATAATGCTGTTAAGGGCATTGTGATGTCTAACCCTTTTTTCTTAGCGTAAGCTAATTTCATTACTTCGCTACCAGCTACCCATAAATGGTAATCAGCTTGCTTAACAATTTTGCCCTCGATCTCAACAGCGATCTCAACAGCTCTGGCAAAATCTTCTACAGCTTGATCTGCATCTACTTCACTAACAGCGAATAAATCACCAATATTATTAAATATTGATACCTGATCATCACTTAACTTGAATGTAATTTCATTCATTTTTAATACTCCGATCTTAGTTAACACTAGCGAACCATTCACTAGCTAAGATATATCTTAACACATAAATAAAATAAATACAGTAAATATTTTATAAAATCCCACCAAATTAATTAGCTAGTGTGTCGCATTAATTGGCTAGTGTGTCGCATCAAATATAGATTTTATTGAGCTGGGTAAAAGCCTGGGCCCACTTTCGGCAGCACTCAGCCAGGCGCCTAACATCCCACAAACCCAGACCCCACGGTACCCCATCCCCCAGATCTGGCAATATGGGACCCAGCTAACACCTGTACACAATGATCTGCACAGTAGATACTTCACTTTAAAAAATTCATCACTTATGATGTAAAATCATCCTATGCCCTAGCAATATTTGGCCATAACCATACCAAAACACGTTTTTAATAAACACCCCCCTATCAAAATATTTGGGACTCCACCCCCCGGGGGGTATATAATTTTTTATAGTCCTTCACGTGGACTCGGGGGTAGTGGCGTTTTAGCTTCACATACTTGGTGTTGCTACCCCCACCTTTTACTGTTACACTCCACGCATATAAACCTCACAAACAAGGTTGTATGCAAATACCCGTTGAGCCAAACCTCGACAGACCAATACCAGTACAGGCCCAGCCAGAAACAGGCAGGACGTACGAAGACCGGCTAAAAGTTGCCGGCAATACTGCCATGCTTCTAAACGAGCTTGGGGTAGAGGATGACTTGTCCCCTGAAGAAAATGAAAAAGCTAGGCAGATGATTGCTAAGTTAAAGCCAGCTGACGACAAATCCAGCCCACCCACGGCAGAAGAAAAAGATCTGAAGAACTACAACGTTGCTTTAGCTATCGGTAACTATCTAAATGAGTACGAGAAGCAGATCGTTGCAGATAAAGTCCAGGTTAGAACAGTAGTTGTCAACCGTTTGATGGAGATTAGCCAGGACGATGACAACAAAGTTGCTCTTAAAGCCCTGGAATTACTAGGAAAAGCGTCGGATTTGTTCACAGAACGTTCAGAAATCACCATTACCCATCAAACTAGTGACGAGTTAAAGGCTGCAATTAAGGAACGTATCAAGTTATTGATGCAAACACAGCAGCTTGATACCAAAACTAAGGCTCAAAAGCAGCTAGAAGTCATCGACGCAGACGCTAAAGAGGTCAAATGAGCACAATATTGGCTCAAAATAGTGAAAAACCCAGTTTAGGGGTAGAAGAGCTGCAATATTTGCTCGATAACATCGATACTCTGTCAGATCCTCAGCTCAGAGTACTCAAAAAAGAGCTAGATAACACCGCAGATGCTGTTCAAAAAGAGAATTGCCAAGAAAATTTCATGGATTTTGTTCATAAAGTTTGGCCTAACTTCATTGATGGCGGGCATCATGAAGAAATGGCTGAAGCATTTGAAAGGGTAGCTAAAGGTGAAATTAAACGACTTATTATCAATATGCCGCCTAGGCATACAAAATCTGAATTTGCTAGTTACCTCCTTCCTGCTTGGTTTTTGGGTAAATTTCCTGAGAAAAAGGTTATTCAAACCTCCCATACCGCTGAGCTCGCTGTGGGATTCGGACGTAAAGTCCGTAATTTGGTCGACTCAGACATATACAAGTCAATATTTCCGGGCGTTGGACTCCAAGCGGATAGTAAGGCCGCAGGCCGTTGGGCAACTAATAAGGGCGGAGATTACTTTGCAATCGGTGTTGGTGGAGCGGTCACTGGTAAAGGCGCAGATATCCTTATCATTGATGATCCGCACTCGGAACAAGAGGCAACTCTAGCTGAAAGTAACCCCGAGGTGTACGACAAAACGTACGAGTGGTATACGTCGGGTCCACGGCAGCGTCTCCAGCCTGGAGGCTCAATCATCATTGTGATGACCCGGTGGAGTAAGAAAGATTTGACTGCCCAGGTTGTAAAAGCAGCAGAACAGCGCTCTGGAGAACAATGGGAAGTTATTCAGTTCCCTGCAATTTTGGATGACGGGCAACCTCTGTGGCCGGCGTTCTGGAGAATAGAAGAACTACAGGCTTTAAAGCAAGAATTGCCAAACGGCAAGTGGATGGCGCAGTACATGCAGGCGCCGACATCAGACGTCAGTGCTATTGTGAAGCGGGAGTGGTGGCAGATCTGGGAACATGAGGATCCACCCCAGTGCGAGTTCACAATCCAGTCTTGGGATACGGCGTTCCTTAAAACCCAGCGGTCAGACTACTGTGCCTGTACTACTTGGGGGGTGTTCTACCAAGCTAATAGTAGGGGGCTTGAGGTACCAAACATCATATTGCTCAACTCCTTCAAAGAACGCATGGAGTTCCCAGAACTAAAGCAAAAGGCTATGGAACACTATAAAGAGTGGGAGCCTGATGCACTAATTGTTGAGGCAAAAGCCTCCGGAGCGCCTCTAGTGTTCGAGTTACGAGCTATGGGTATACCTGTTCAGGAATATGTTCCAAGTAAAGGTAGCGATAAAATTGCCCGTTTGAACGCAGTTGCTGATATATTTGCATCTGGGAGAGTTTGGGTTCCTAATACGCATTGGGCAGAAGAGTTAGTAGAAGAAGTTGCAAGTTTCCCAAGTGGCGATCATGATGACTTGGTGGACTCAATGACCCAGGCGTTACTAAGATATAGAAGGGGTGGCTTTGTACAATTGGAGTCTGATTATGAAGACGAGCCAAAACAATTTAAGTCATCTAGGCACAAAGGGTACTACAACGTATAGGTAAATATATGGCAATAGATAAATCACTATCACAGGCCCCACTGGGTTTAGGAGCGCTTCCAATGATGGAAGAAGGGCCAGAGCTTGAGATCGAGATTGAGGATCCCGAGTCAGTTGAGATTGGCATTGATGGTATGCCTGTAATGCGTATTGAGGAATCAGAGCCAAGCGATGAAGACTTTGACGCCAACTTAGCGGAGTACATGAGTGATGGCGACCTACAGTCCCTAGCATCAGATCTAGTTGGTGATTTTGATGAAGATATTGGTTCCCGCAAAGACTGGATGCAGACTTACGTTGATGGTATTCAACTGTTGGGGATGAAGATTGAAGAGCGCACCGAGCCTTGGGAAGGTGCATGTGGCGTATATCACCCACTATTGTCTGAAGCACTTGTGAAGTTCCAAGCTGAGACCATCATGGAAACGTTTCCAGCAGCAGGTCCAGTAAAGACACAGATCGTTGGTAAAGAGACCCAAGAGAAGAAAGACGCTGCTGAGCGTGTTGCTGATGACATGAATTATCAGTTAACAGATGTGATGCAAGAATTCCGACCTGAACATGAGCGCATGTTATGGGGCTTGGGTTTATCGGGTAATGCATTTAAGAAAGTTTACTTTGATCCAAGTATTGGTCGTCAGGTATCTATGTTTGTACCGGCAGAGGACTTAGTTGTTCCTTACGGTGCTACTGATCTAGCTAGTTCACCACGGGTCACGCATGTGATGCGTAAGACTCCTAATGAGCTACGCAAGTTACAAGTCGCAGGATTCTATAGAGATATTGAGTT